CATGTATTTCCGTCGATTCCGTAAGGCTAATACCTGGGCACAGGAAGTTGTTCTCGATCCTCTCTTCAAGGAATACCTAGAAGCCAAGAAGCCACTGGAGCACTTCGTTGGTGCATACGACGTAACTCCTGAGGAGCACATGGCAGTTCAGGCTGTATGGCAACGCTATATCGACTCAGCTATCTCAAAGACTATCAATCTTCCTGAGGGAGCAAATGCAGCCGATCTAGTTTCAGACGCACTGAACTATATGCCAGAACTCAAGGGGCTCACGGTCTACCGCGCAGGCTCGAAGGGTAACGAACCATTAGCAGCAATCCCCACCACTGCGGAAAACATTCGCAAGTATGGTTTTGCAGCAGACACTAGTGAGAACGCTTCTGCCGAGGTCTGCAAGATCGGAGGTGACTGCGGCTAATGGCTACTTACAGAATTGAGTGTGAGCCATGTGAAATCTATTGGGAGGTAGAACGCCCTATGGCGAAGCCTCCCAAAAAGGCCAAATGTCCGCAGTGCGGCAAGATGGGGGAGCGGTGTTGGACCGCTCCCAACATTCAGTTTGTGGGTATGGATTTCTATACTAACCAAGCAAAAGCAGAACGCTACGCAAAAAATGGTATGGATAAGGACACAGCTAACCAATTCCTAAACACATCAATTGAAACCTCAAAGCAAAGAATGCAGGAAGGACATCAGCATTACGAAAAGATGTATCTCGATGAGGATTATGGCGTAAAGAATGGCATAATCAATAAGGTAGATGACAAGAGAAAAGTTGCGAAGCAAGAAGTAGCTAAAAAATTTATTGAAGATACCGACAAGAAGGCATACAAAAAGTAACCAGGAAAGTATATAATCAGGTATGAGTTACAAGTTCCCCGAGAATATTCAGCGAGGCATTCTCAACCTCGCTAAGAGCGAACAACACTTCATTGTTCAGACTCAAAACATCATTCAGTCTGAATACTTCGAATCAGAGATTCATCAACTAATCTACGAAGCCACACTAGACTACTTCCGTAAGTTCCACAAGCTGCCAAATGACGACGTAATCGTTGAGCAGCTTACCGCTAAGGCAAACGCAAGAAACGTTAGGCTGTCCGAGATCCGAGACGAGCTAGAAGAGATTGCAACTCTCGACGAAACCTACAGAGACAACCCAGAATATTACCTGGACATCACTGAGTCTTTCGCAAAGCGTGAGTCTCTCAAGGATGCTATCCGTGATTCCATTGAGCTAATCGAGCAAGAGCGCCTCGAAGAGGTAGAAGAGATTGTCCGTAAGGCTCTGCTTGTGTCTCGGCATGTAGACATCGGCAAGGAATACTTCTCGACGATGGTCGATAGGTATAAGAAGCAGGAGGATGGAGATGTTATCAAGTATCAGACTGTCCTCAAGAGTATCACTGCAAACCTCGAAGGAGGCAACTCACCAAAGGAACTTTGCTATGTAGTAGCTCCTCCTGGTGTTGGTAAGTCTCTGTATCTGGTGAATCAGGCAGTCACCACAATGATGCAGAACAAGAAGGTTCTCTACATTTCCCTAGAGATGAGTGAGGAGAAGGTCGCTGCACGTTTCGACTCTGTGATCTCTCGTATCCCATCTTCTGATCTCAAGAGTCCTTCTACTGTTCTTGGTCTCAAGCAAACTCTTGGCAAGTTCAAGAAGCACTTTCCCGAGAGTGGCCTGATCATCAAGGAGTTCCCAACAGGCTCTGCGAATGTTCAGACAATCAGGACTCTCCTGTATAACTTGAAGAACATGGAGAACTTTGAGCCTGATGTCATCATGGTAGACTACCTCGAACTGCTTCGACCAGTCCGCAACATTGACTCAGAGTATGCTGCCCAGCAGCGCATTGCCGAGGAGCTACGAGGATTGGCTGTAGAGCACGAGATCCTGGTTTGGACGGCTACACAGCCTAACCGCGACGGGAAGAAGGTAGCCATCATTACGGACGCACAGCTAGGCGACTCCTATGGTAAGATCCGCGTTGCAGACTTTGCAATCAGCCTCAATCAGACTGACGCTGAGTATGAAGAAGGTAAGGCTCGTGTCTACGTGATGAAGGCTCGTGACGCAAAGCAGAGATACATTGTCATGATGGATATTGATTACTCCACTCTTGTGATGAAGCAATCCTCTCACGCAGAGGTTGTTACTGACATGGAAGACATCAAGAACAAGCTAGAGCAGATGAACGCAGGATAATACACTGATGAATTCAAATTTTTTCTACACGCTAACTCTAGACGATATCCACAAGGATAATCTCAAGAGAATTATCGCACAGATTGCCGCGATCGACGATTCAGGCTTAGAAGTAGCTCTAAGCCTACTACCCTCAGTTTATGGATATCTTGCTTGCCTCCTCAGTGAAGCAAAAGAGAGAATGGATCTAGCTGAGGTGGAGCTAGAACAACAAGAAGCTCGTCTCCGTAAGGACATCCGAGAATCTATGAAGAAACAGGGAGCTAAGATTACTGAGAAGACTCTGGATGCTGAAGTAATTTGCTCTGCTGAATACATTGAAAAGAGAGTTGATTTCATCGAAGCAACTACTAAATACAATACTATGAGAAATCTGCTGACCACTATCGAATACAAGAAGGATATGGTCATTCAGATTTCCGCAAACACGAGAAACGAAAAGAAACTGTATACGGCTTGAGAATTGGCTTGAGTCGGTCTATAATACGAGTCCGCACTAGAACCACAAGGAGAACACATGGTATCACTCGACTATCTGCGTAAGAAGCACCAAGAACTCCGGGGCGAAGCTCCGACGAACACCGACTTCCTGGAGAAGTATCTCCAACTGAACGTCGGCCCTAACGATGTCCGCATCCTTCCGGGTGCAGACGAACAAGAACGATTCTTCGCTGAGACGAAGATTCACCGCATCCCGCAGGGCAACAGCGTCAAGAACGTTCACTGCCTCAAGACGCACAACAAGCCTTGCCCGCTGTGTGATGCTTACTTCGCTATCTGGAAGATGCACAACGCTCTGAACCTTCCCAAGGGTCAGCGTAGCAAGTTCTCTGAGATGGCAATGAAGATCAAGCCACAACCCAGGTTCTACATGAACGCGCTCTCCCGCTCGACGGGCGAGATCAAGATTCTTTCTGTCGGCAAGAAGCTGATGGACAAGATCATTGCTGATCTCCTGGAACTTGACGAGAGCGGTATCTTCATGCTTGATCCTGAGTCTGGTCACGACTTCAAGATTGAGAAGAGCATGAACGGAGAATACCCTGACTACAGCAAGTCCTCCGTCAAGCTGAAGCCCTCCGCTCTTGGTTCTGCCAAGGCGATTGCGAGCTTCCGCAGTGAACTTCACGACATTCAGGGCCTCGTCAAGGAAGAGGATCTGAGTGAAGTGAAGGCAATGGCAGATGAGTATATGGCAATTGTCACGGGTGCCTCTATCCGTGTTGAGAGCCATGATGAGGAGGACGACAATCCATACCTCAAGTCCCTGAACTCAGGTGAGGATGACTGATGATGAATGCGATCAAGCTCCTGCTACAGAGCAGGAAGTTTCTAATGGGTGTGGCAGGTGTGTTAGCTGTAGTTGCAAACGACCTGCTAGGCAAGCCGATCTCGGAGGAGCAGATCCTGGGAGTGCTGATTCTTTTCTCCAGCATTATCCTTGGGATTGCCTACGAAGATGGCAACAAGACTTCGGGAGATAAGGCATGAAGAAGGCTCTATTAGGTCTAATTCTGCTTCTTCCTTCTTGCGACTGCATCGACTATGCAAAAGCAGACAAGGCAACCTACGACACTCTTGCAGAAGATATTTTTGTAGGTATTGAAAAAAATCCTGCAAATGATGAGGAGACTAAGGAACTAAAGTTAGCTCTAATGCGTAGCTGGGTGTTCCGCTTTGAGTCAGAGCTAAAGAAGGCTAAGTGATGGATATAAATGCAAAAAATCTACTCGTAGATCTTCGAGAAGCTGTCGGCCAAGTTCTCAGCAACTTCAGTGAAGAAGATCGCAATGCCATCGACCTTTTGATCTCAAAGTATGCAGAGCTAACCATCAGAAGAATCAACGGGGAAGATGTAGATGTCAAGCTTGCTGCTGTCAAGGCGGGCCTCCTGAACTATAAGGTAGGCTCTACTAGCAACGCATCTAACGTTGCAAGACAGTTAGCAATGGACTTTTTTACGTCTCTATTAGTGACAATTTTGTAGTATAAATTACCTACAAAAAGCCCACCCCAAACTACATATATTTTGTAGTTTGGGGTTTTTTTATGCTAGAAAATATTGATAGAATTATAGAATTCGTCACAATGCTGACGACCGTTCTATTCGTTATTTGTCGATCTAACTCAAATATTAAGAAGAAGATTGAAGAACAAACGTCACAACTATTCCCCAATGGAGGAAATAGCTTACGAGATGTAGTTGATCGAATTGACAAGCGTTTAGTAACCCTAGAAGCTACTCAGAGGGCACTCCTCGATTTACAGGAGGAAGATGCCGGTCACTTTCTCGCGGATAAGTGTGGCAGCATCTTTTGGGTATCTGACAAGTTCGCCGCGATACTTGAACTTGATAAAGAAGAGTGCCTTGGAGTCGAATGGCTTAAAGGCGTCGCAGAAACGCACAAACTTTCTGTTTTTAGCACCTGGAAGCTCAAAGTTAATACAGGAGAAGCTGCTCATATTCGCTTTGATAACAAAGCTGGGTTGCCGATCACGTTAAATAGTGTTCCGGTAATAGATCCTCAAGATGAGGTGATAGGCTTCGTTGGTAAGATAAAACCTTAAATACTCCTATAAGTCTGCTAATTAGTTGCCTGAGGTGTCTATAATTAGACACAAGTTCAGGCTATGAAATCAGCAGATTACACGAGTAACCCACTACCACAGTGGCCTAGAAAACTACGAATTCTTGTAGTATACCCAAATGAGGGTGGTTGTGCATATTACAGATCTTTGATGCCAAACAGGAAGCTGGTTGAGCATCACTCCGATCTTGTCGATATTAGATTCAACAAAAATCCTCTTGGTGTTGACGAGAAGACAATGACTCTCCCACCAGGAACACCTACGCCAGATATTGATTGGGCTGATGTTGTGATGGTAAACAACATTAGTAACTTCGGTGGTCCCTATACAGTCAGGGTTGTTTCTGTAGCTAAGGAGAAGGGTAAGTTTGTTCACTTCGATACTGACGATCTTCTAACAGATCTCTACGAAGAACATAGACTTTACGAAACCTACAAGAATAATCAGTTAGGAGAGATGACGAAGTTTATCTATGCTAATTCTGATCTTGTAACTGTAACTCAAAGGAAGTTTGCTCATCGAATAGCCCCATACTGTCGTAAGATCCTTGCCATTGTAAAGAACTGCATTGACTACAATCTACCGCACTGGAATGCTCAGAAGGTGAATCATGGAAAACGCATTCATATCGGCTGGGCCGGTGGTATTCATCACAGACCTGACGTGGTTGAGTTCGCAAACGTTCCTCACTTAGTAAACCAGAAGGTGGGTAGAGAGAATATCATCTGGGATTTCTATGGAAGACCAAACATCGACCTGAAACAAAAACCAGAAGACAAGTGGCAGCTAGACGCATGGGACGAATACCGCAGAGCCTTACTTGCAGGATTCAAAGGTGGTAGGAACTGGAACATCCACCCAGCAGCTCCTCCAGACGCTTATGGACACTTCTACAGCAACATGGACATCGCTATCGCCCCCCTCAAGATGAACGACTTCAATGACAGTAAGTCTGAGATCAAAGTGGCTGAGTGCGGACGTTATAGAGTTCCTCTCGTAGCTTCTAATGTTGGCTGTTATGACGAGACCGTCATAGATGGTGAGACAGGATTTCTTATTCCTGTAGATAGTTCTAAGTTCCATTGGGTGAAGAGGCTTTCTTATCTCATTAGGAACCCCCAAAAAATCATAGAGATGGGTAACAACCTGCATGAAGTAACTGAAAAGCATTTCAACATTAACAAGGTTGTTGGTCAGAGGCTTAGTTTATATGAAGCATCTTTCCAAGAATTAAAATATAACCCATTTGAATCTTATGAAGAACAAAATTCTTAATGTCCTAACCAGGACTTCTGGCAGGCCTATTTACTTTAAAGAAAACGTAGATAGCGTAAAGTCTCAAACTTACCCTCATATTAATCACATTGTTTGTGCTGATGATGAAGAAAGTTTTGATTACGCATCTAAACTAGTGGATAAGGTTATTCTTGTAGATAGACCTGAAAAGAAACAAGAATATGGCTTTATGCACTCTCCTTATAATCTTTACTGTAACCGTCTCATGAATGAAGTGAAGGATGGATGGATCATGTTTTTAGATGATGATGACATCTTTGTGGATGACTCTACAATAAAACAAGTTATGGAGAGCGATCTGACAGAAAATGATCTCATTATTTGGAAGGGACAGATACATAATAAGATTATTCCTAGCTACTCTTTCGGGAAAGGTATTGCTTTAACAGATATAGGAAGTTTTTGCTTTATGTTTCACAGTAACCATACTTGGGCTGCTCAGTGGGATGAAGTTAAAGAGAGTGATTTTAGAGTTGCTTTAAAGTTAGCTAGATTATTAAACATCAAATGGGTTGATAAAGTAGTAACCAAAGTTAACAACAGCCTTAACAGACATAATGTAGGTGTCGGACAGGGAGACAGGAGAGATAAATTATGAGTAATGAAGAAAAGATCACTTATGTGGTAATGAATTGGAAAAGATCTGAAAACACTCACAAGATAATTAATCGGGTAAAACAACAAAAATTAGACTCCAACGTTATTATTATCAATAATAACCCAGATCTCTTGTTCGAAGACGAAAAAGCGGATTTAATCTTAAATTCTAATAAAAATTTAAGATGTGGTGGTTGTTGGCTTGGTATGCTTTACGTTTTTGATGGTATAATAGTAAAGATTGATGACGACCTACTTCCTAGAGATAATTATCTTTCTTCTAAGATTGTTGAAGAGCTTAAGCTAAAAGAATCAATTCACGGTAAAGGAAAAGTAATTTTAGGTATTACTGGAGAGAATTGGATTCCTACTTATACAATAAACGCTTCTCAGCAAGTAGACGCCATAAAAGGTCGTGTAATGGTCATACGCAGAGAAACTTTGAATAATTATCCTCTCTTCAATACCTTTAATAAAGATTACGAAGAATATCATCATGGAGAACTACCTTTCGCGGCTCATATGCACAGACTAGGTGTTAAGTCTTATGTTAGTGGAGAGATTTACAAGCATTTAACAGAGGCTCCTGACGAGAGCGTATCAGCTTTTTCTGAAAAGAATCATATTTCAAACAGAGAGATGATAAGGAGAAAATATATTTCATGGTTAAGATAGAAAGTATAGAAATGGTGCAAGTTCAGGAATCACACTACGAATTCATAAGAGCTTTAAGGATTCATCCTGAAAATATAAAAGGATTTCTAACTCAAACTACCATTTCATCAGAAGACCAAATGAAGTATATGAAAAGATACTCAGGATGCTATCGCATATGCCTAGTTAATGGTGAGCCTGCTGGGTATGTCGGAGTAATAGATAAAGATATTAGGATCTGCACTCACCCATTGTTTAAAGGGATAGGCGTAGGGTATCATATGCTCTCGGAAATTATTAAAATCTTCCCGGAAGCTTCTGGGAGGATTTTAAAAGAAAATATAGCTAGTCAAAATTTGTTTATCAAATGTAACGTTCCTTATGAGTTAATCTAATCCCATGAAAAATAGACGAGATATAATAAAATACATATGTAACAATTTAAGTTTAACTAAAAGTTATTTAGAGTTAGGATTACGAGATCCAACAGCAGTATTTAATCATATACCTTGCTATGAAAAACATTCAGTAGATTTAAATTGTGATTCTACATTTAAAATGTCTACAGATATATTCTTTAATAACTTAGAGGAAAGTAAGTTAAGTTTACCAAATGATTTTAAATGGGATATAATATTTATTGACGCAAATCACTTAGCAAATTACGTGTATTCTGATTTTAAAAATAGTTTAAGGCACTTATCTGAAAATGGAGTCATCATATTTCACGATGTTTTGCCGCATAGTTACGAATCCCAACTAGAGATGGGAGGAAATCAAACAGCTTGGAAAGTTGTTCCTCACATATTAAAAAATTACAAATATGTGCATATATGCACTCTACCAGAGGTAGACGGAGGCTTGGGAATAGCTTATAAAGCTAAAGAAAGACCTAGAAATCTAATGTCTTCTACCTTTAATCCATTTTATGAATATTATGTGATGAACGAAGATAGAGAGTATTCACAAAACGTAATAAAGTTTGATGAGTTATTATCTTTTTTTGAAAATCCATTTTATCATTTTGATAAAAGAAATTATAAAAATACCGATAAGTATTTAAATATTTACAAAAAAATAGTGAAGTGATGCCCACAAAAATACATAATCCTTATAAAATCGTAAAGATGTTTGAAGAGGAGATGGCTCATTATACGGGATCTCCTTATGCTGTATCCGTCGATAGCTGCACAAATGCTCTTTTTTTATGTTGCACTTATTTAAAGGTAAAGCAAGTTACCATACCAAGTAAGACATACTTGTCAGTTCCTATGAGTATCATGCACTCAGGAGGAGAACCCTGTTTTGATATATCTCCAGCCACAAACCATTGGACTGGTAGTTATCAGTTAAAGCCCTACAATATTTATGATTGTGCTAAGAGATTAACGTCTAACATGTATATTAGCGATAGTTTTATGTGCTTGTCTTTCCATGCTAAAAAACTCTTACCTATAGGAAAAGGTGGTATGATTTTAACGGACAACGAGAAAGCTTACAATTGGTTTAAGAAAGCTCGCTACGAAGGGAGATCTGAAGTTTATTACAAAGAAGACAATATCACTCACTTAGGTTGGAATATGTATATGACTCCAGAAGAAGCGGCTAAAGGATTAGTCCTTATGCAAAACTACCCGCAACACAACTCTGATCAATCTGAGCTTAACGGTTACAGAGATTTGACGGAATTTGATGTATTTAAAAATTGTAAAATAGTAAATAATCAAAACTAAGTTACGTGAGCAAAAAAATTCTTAAGCTCTAAAAAAATTTTGAGAGCGTGCTATAATGCAGCGAAGGAGATACCATGAGAGAATCAATCGTATTTGAGAATAATCTAGACACCCAAGTAGGACGTTGGGTCGAGTTTGCTGTCCCTAAGCAAGATCGCAACGGAGACGTTGCAGAGATCGGAGGCAGCAAGGCAATTAAGCTAAGAGACGTAGGAGAACATTCAACGCTCTACGGTGCTCTACTAAACTTGAATTCAGGAAGGTCAGAGTGGAAGTTCGATACCGAAACTACACTGCAACCAAACATGAAGAGCTTTGTTCTTCATCCTGCTATTGCAGACGACATCAGAGAGATCATCCCTCAAGTTGAGATTCACTCCGGTCAGGGCAAGATCATTCTTCCGATGACCTCAATGAAGCCAATCGAGAAGAATGAGGCTCGTGTAGTATACGAAGTGTTGTTCACGAACGGCTCATTCCATACTACTCTCATTTATACAATCTGGTCATTGGAGTCCTCTGTTCGATTCCAAGCAGAGACTGTATGGTGTGATCACAGTGAAGAGACAGACTTTGAGGTTCTTTGTAGTAAGGTTGTCTACAACTTCAAGAACGCGGAGACGAACAAGCTAGACATCTTCTCTGATTTCGCATTTACTGACAACATCAACATCTCGAACAACACCAATGAGATCATTTGGGAACCACCAACAGGTCGTCTTGGTTATGCTGAGGTCTATCGTTTCGATGGATATCTGTTCAACTCACTGAATGAGGATGATCCTCTTGTTAATGATCCTGCAAACGAACTTGCGGAAGAATCAATTCGTGTAGATGGCCCTTTGGTTGGTATCTACATGCAATGGGATGATCACTTCTTAGCATACAGAGAAACTCCTAGAACCTTCTTCAACAGTGATTCCCAAGCCCACGCTGAAGTGTTCAAGTTCAACAGAAACTTAGGGACTGAAAAAGACATGTATCAGAAGCGTCCTCACTCTTGCGATCTCCGACCAGGAGTTGCAGGTGGTCAGCCAGCATTCGGAAGCACAAAGGGTGGACCTGTGGTCACCGCATTCCAGAATCGCATGATTCGCGCATACTGCTGGAGCATGGCAGATGAGGCTCTTCGTCCTGTTCATCGTCGCGAGCCTGATGGTAGTATTGTCCTAATGCGTAATCACCCTGACCATAGGACTTGGATGAGAACAACTCACCAGAACTCCAAAGATTTCCTTGGCAAGGGTAAGATGCAACCACGCTCAAATCAGGGTGCCTCAAAGCGTTATGGGCATGATGAAAGCCACGTCGCTGATTACATGTCCGCATACTTCGCACTAACTGGAGACTACATGGCAGAGCGTTGGTATATCTCAATGCTTCAAGGCGAGCTAGCGACCATCAACTCGTATGTTGGTTGGCTGTCAACAGATCGTGGTCAGGGGCGTGTAGCACAGTTCTATGCGAACGCATACCTGCTTCTTCCTGAGTTCCGCACTGAGATCGAAGCTGTCATGCTTGCACGAACTGCAATCGTCGAAGATCAGTGGCCTGCGAAGAGAGTCCTAGCCAAAGACCCAACTCTCCCAGCAATGGTTGTTGACATTGGTAAGGATGTTCGATGGATGGCAGACCCAGAAGGCAATGCTGTAGAAGCATTCTCATGTTGGCAGACTGCTAAGTGTGCAGCGGGTCTGTGGGCTTTCAGTGAGGTGTGTGAGGATGATAATCTAGCAGCACGCAACAGAAATATTGCACTCTTCTGTGCAAGAACTGTAGTTGCCTGCTACTTCAAGAACGCTCAAGGTGATTGGGCTGCTCCTTATGCTGTGCGCTACTACGTAGATGATCGTGAAGGCCAGCTTCCTGAGATGATATCCAACAACTGGGAAGTGAATGGTGATAGCTCGGGTTGGACTGTGGATTGGTCTTACGCTGCTATTCGCCTGTATGCCATCCATGGGCCTGATGATGCTTATCGTAAGAAGGCAATTCAACTGATCGCTGAGATTCCGGGACCCACTAGATGGGACTACTCGGAATGGCGAGCAGTCTGAAAAGAAAAGGGGGCTTCGGCCCCCATTTTTATTCCGTCTGTGCTATAATGGAGCATGACGATCCCTGAGTCCTGCATGTATGATAACGACTTCTCCTGGAGAGATGAGTTCTTCGCCATGCTATTTGCGGATGATATCGAAATGGAAATCGAAAGACGAGCGTTCAACTACCGTCCCTATATTCGGGTCGCAAAGAAGCGATCTGGAGCAAACCTCTCATTTGAGAGAGCAACACCTGGATCTGCATGTTGGGATCTATTTGCTGCTGAACCGTGGCAACTACCGCCTCGGCAAGCTGTCATTGTGCCCACTGGCTTGATCTTCGAGATTGAGCCTGGATACTGTGTCAAGATTTACCCACGTTCAAGCATGGGCAAGCGTGGGATCATTATGCCAAACTCTGTCGGCGTGATTGACGCAGACTACAGAGGTGAGGTAGGTGTGCTTCTCATGAATACTCATGAGCAGGCTACGCTCATCCAACAAGGCGAGCGTATCGCACAGTTCATGATCGAGAAGGTTCTCCACGCTAACTTTACCCAACTAACTGAAGAAGAACTTACCCAAACTGAGAGAGGAGAAGGGGGCTTTGGCTCCACAGGACGATGACTACTTTCCATGAGTTTCTAGTCCCTGAATTCAGGGACAGTGCGACCTTTGACGCAGTGCGCGTTTGTGCCCACCTCAACGAAATCATTATGTTTCAGCCCATGATTCCTGAGATTCGGGCATCGTATGTTGAGAGCATGATGAGTCTCCAAAAGATGCGTGATCCCAATACGGAGTGGGATGTCAATGACGAGAAAGTCTATGAGATTATCTATAATGCTCTTGAAGACGCAACCTTTGTTCAGTTGCGAGGTGAGATCAAGACTTGCTTCCTAATCTCGTATGATGAACTAAAGCAGGTCATGAGGAGTAGTGGGTTGTTGGGTTCTGAGTTGTCTATTCTCAATGACTGATCATGCACACTACTTGAGCCTCGCTGAGTGTCTGTGCCACAAGTCGCCCATGACATTTAAAGTCGGGGCGATCTTGTTAGACCACAAGGGCAGGATCATTGGATCAGGACACAACTCCTACCAGACCCACCCCAAGTATGGAACTTTAAAAACTCCATACAGATACATGCACGCGGAGGGTGCCTGTCTCTATAATTGTGTCAAGCAAGGCTTTGATCCTGAAGGCGGGACGATGTATATCTACCGCCGGAATTGGAACCTTGCTAGACCATGCACCTATTGCCAAGATCTGCTGAGAGAAGCAGGAGTTGAGAGAGTAATCTACACGGATAAAACTAATGAGCGAAGACGTATTATCGTTGTTGAAGAGCGTTTCGACGTTATCGAAACAATCTAGAGGTTATAAGTATATTCCAACTGGCTCGTATGCCTTGGACTATGTGATCTCTGGGAAGATGGATGGTGGTGTGCCTGTTCCTGGCATCACACAGTTCATTGGTGACTCATCAACAGGTAAAAGTGCATTCGCTACAGCAGTTCTAGGTAATGCACAGAGGCAGGGCTACTACACTCTCTACGAAGATGCTGAGAACACTCTGTCAGCAGAGTTCGCTCGTATCCTTGGGCTGAACCCCGATGTGATGGCCTACAACAACCCTGGGACCATCGAGGATGCGTTCGAGCACATGGAGGCTGTAGTTAAGGAGATCAGGCAGCATGACAAGGAGACGCCCATTGTGATCGTTCTAGACTCTCTGCCTGTCCTCGACGTGCGTGAGGAAGCAGCCAAGGATGACTACGGCGGTAACAACATGGCAGGTGCTCTCCGAGCCAAGAGAGTTGGTGATGCTCTTCGCAAGTTCGACAAGATCGTAAAGCCAAACAATGTCTGCCTGATTATCATCAACCAGCTACGAAGCAAGGTTGGTGTTCTGTATGGCAATCCAGAAACGTTTGGTGCAGGTGGTAGAAGCCTTGAATACTACCTCACTGTCAATCTCAGGACGAAGAGATCTGAGAAGCTACAGGAGAATGGTCAAGTCGTAGGCATTGGTGGCTCTGTCATCAATGAGAAGAACAAGTGCGCCCTTCCCTACAAGCGTTGTGAGTTCAAGCTATTATTTGATAAGGGCTTTGATCCATACTGCGATATTCTCCCACTGTTAGAGACTGCTGGACATCTCACAAAGAACGGTGGTTGGTATTCAATCGTTGAGTCTGGTGAGAAGTTTCAGTCGAAGGAGTTCTACGCAGAGTTCAAGACTGCTGAGAAGTTCGCACCAATCAGGAAGATTCTTGGAATCAAGGAGGAAGCATGAAGATCAGAAGTATGGATATAGCTGAGATGACTAGGAAAGCCCTAGAGACTGACCTTGGGGTCGCACAACCAGAACCTCCCCTTCCTTACGAGGATTACGCAGGCTACCACAAGCATCACGGTAAGCAGTTCCGCAGATCTAGACAACAGATCAAGGAGGGCGTTACTAGAACCGCTGCATTCCGTCTTCATTTAGAGGAGTTAAGAAGGGCATGAAGTCTTATGCGAAGTGGCTCATTTACTATAATCTTAACTTACTTAGTGCGATTATTAATTGGATTGCTAGTTTTTTTGGTCTTGGCGGCATTGTTAGCTTCGAGTCCGATTATCTAGCCAAGATCACCCACATTGAGTATTCAAGAGAACTCAAGGTGATGCAGCAACGTGCAGATAATGCTGCACGTCAATATAGAGAAACTCTAGCAGCGGAGAAGAGAACTCCTCTATATACAGATGAGGACGAAGATAATGGATAAGTATCGCCCTAAATCATTCTCTCAGGCTAAGTTCGAACAACTAGCTAAGAAGTTTATTCTTGAGTCCCAAAAGGATAGAGAAAAGCTTGAAACAGTCTATGAAATGCTCGTAGATCGCGTAGAGAATCAGACTGACCACGACAAGTATTCAGATTACATGCGTGGGCTTCTCGATGTCCTTGGCAAGCTCATCACGTCCAGAGAGCCACTTGTAAAATCTTTAGCCACCTTAGGTAAGCTTTCTCAGGAAATGAAAAAAACTGAGAAAGCTGCTGCTGACACCAGCAAAGCCTTTGATGCTAGCTACGAGAGCTTACAGCAACTCCTGGATGAGACTTCATGAGCAAACCACTGACAATCAAGATCGTATCCCTCGACGCAGGTAAGTTCTTTTCTTTAAAGTTATTCGATGCTATGAGGACCTCGCTTATTGAGCAGTCCCTCCTCGAAGCTCTTAACAAGAAAGAAACTACCTCCGTAACTTCGTATATTGAAACTCTTATCAACTTGTTTGTAGTTGATGGGGATACAATCCTTAAGGAGTTGACGAATGAGGAAGCTGATTCAAGGGAAGTTATCTTATTTTCTTACTATGCTGGTATCGTAGTTTATTACGAACAGTTCTCCTTTGATGCTATTCTTACAAAGCTGAACAAGGATATATTTGAAAAATACCCTAACAAGAAGCCTAAAAATATACCATCAGCCTTTAGAAATCCGATGAGTAAGCTAGATATATTTGACCTACAGGAGTATGAGGCTCTCATAGAAGGGGAATTGAATCAGAAGAATAAAAGAAAAAAGAGGGAGATTCCTGGCAAATTAGTTGCTACCAAGGAGGATCTCACAAAGCTCAAGAGACACCTTAAATCCAATATTATTGGACAGGATGAAGCTATTGATTGCATGGTAGATGCAACGAAGCTCATCTGCACAGGATTCTCTGATCGAGCCACTTTCTTTTTTCTTGGTCCCACTGGTGTAGGTAAAACACAACTATCGAAGCTATTTGCTGAGAAGTATTGTGGTAGATACTTCAAGATTGATTGTGGTGAATACGCACAGGGGCATGAATTCAATAAACTAATCGGATCTCCCCCAGGCTACGTCGGGCATTCGGACACCAATATCCTGAAAACCAAAAGTCAAGAAAGTAATTGTTGGGTATTCATCTTTGATGAAATTGAAAAAGCAAGTCCAAAGCTTTTCGACCTCTTGCTTTCTTGGATTGAGACAGGTAGAGTAACCGACAACGCAGGGAATGAGCTAGACTTCACTAAGTCTATCTTTATCTTTACCAGCAACGTTGGCGTAAGAGATGCAAAGACAGGTTTAGGTGTAGGTTTTTCGAGTGAAGAACGCACATACGAAAGCTCTAAAGAGCAAATTGAAAAGGAAATGGAGAGAACATTTTCTCCTGAGTTTAGAAACAGAATTGATTTTACTGTATTCTTTAATCAACTAACCAGAAAAGATGTTGAAAAGATTGCAGTTCTTGAGCTAGAAAACACTATTCCTATTGTAATAACTCAAGAAATTATTAATTTTGTTGTAGACAATGGTTTCAGTGCTAAATATGGTGCAAGGCAATTACAGCGTTTCATCAAAAAGAGTATCGCACTGAAAGTTGCTGACACACAATTAGAAGAGTTAGTTCCTATTTCTGGGACATTTTATGACGCAGAGGTTAGGGATAACGAGTTATTCATAATCAATACGGAGAATTACAATGAGCATAGTGCAAAGAAGAAGACGGATGATGGAGGAGGCAGCAAAAGCAGCCGAAGCAGCAAAAAAAGCACAAGAAGAAAAGCCCCAACCAAAAGCCGAAGAGCCAATAGTAGAAGAACCAAAGAAGAAGACGAAGTTCAGCCGGAAGAAGAAAAGTGAGGATTGAAACCCCCTGCATTAGCGAATGTTTGCTAGAGCAGGGCATTTGCATTTCTTGTTTTCGGACTAGGAATGAGATTGCTTCTTGGACAAAAATGACAGTTGAGCAGCGAAAAGAGATTATGGAGTCTCTTCCTACTCGACGTAATAGAGAAAAAGATCTAAAATCTCAAGATTAGGCTTGAGTCTAGATCAACACTCCTTAAGGTGATCCCCATGACTGATGACGAGAAGAATCCTTCATTCCTTGAACAATTGAGTATGGCTTTGGGTGATATTACTCAAAGCCTTGCGGACAGTGCTGTGGAACGACATGTCCGCGAGATGTCTCAGATTGAGATTGGCCTTCTTATGTTAATTTCTGGCTATCTCACCGAACCGTCTTTGCGTGACAAGAGCACTGCTCAGATTGTCACAGCGATTACCGAGACGCCTCAGGGATTAGCAATGGTCACGAAAGCACTTCGAGACAACGGTGTAGAAACCACAGATCTTGAAGTTACGGCGGAACTCGATGTTCTGATTTCTCGCCTGCTGACCATAGGGATCAATAGAGCCCTCATGGCTTGTGCTCAATATGATATTGATGTCACTCCACCATGTTCCTCGAAGAAGAAGTTCGGTGACATCGGAATTGAGGACCCCTTCAAAGATTCTCCACAGGCTTGAGATTTTACGGCGACGTGGCTATAATAGCCTACCAAGTGAGGTTATTATGAAGCCATTTAGAAAGCAAATTCGTTCGTCAAACGGCGTAGCCGTGTTCGCGTATGGTTATAACACCAACGCTCCTGTTTACACTGTCGAGAATCATGTTCCCGGCGGTCATGGTCGTATCCTTCATTCATTCAGCGGTCCTCATGGACGTGAAAATGCCTACAAGCGTTTCCGCGAA